AGTAATATTTGTTTTGGTTATCCTACTTAGTCAACAATCCTCCATGTTTTCGAAGGACACTCTCATTATATTTTTAACGCATAATTTCAAGCCAGAATTTAAAGGACTTTTATCACGTACTAGATCAAATAATACAACAGATGTTGTAGTTCTTTTCGATGAATCAAGTACCCAATGGGAAGATACAGACTTTAATGTAATACGTGAAAAAAGAATGGAAAATATATCATATGACAATCTAGGAAAAGGGCATACAATGTATCTCAACTATTTTAATAAAAATGATATTAGTCAATACAAATATATATGGATAGTTGAAAATGATGTGTTTTATCCAGGTTCTTTACATGAAATAGTTGAAAGACACTCCGAACATGATTATGATCTTCTTGTTCCTGAATATGGTGTGAGAGATTCGGATTGGATGTGGTTAAATAATGATCTTAAATTTGAAAATATACAACAAATCGGTGTAATTGGTGTTATAATGAGATTTTCAACCCGTCTTGCTTCATGCCTATATGAAAACAAAGACCGTGGATTTTTTGAAGCATTTTTACCGCACTATTGTATAGAGCAATCATTTACTATTCAGACATTTATCCCTGATACTATAGGTGCAATAGATGTATTTCCTTCTGAAACTACAAAAAATATAGAAAAAAATATATCTAAAGCTGAACATAAATTATACCATCCAATTAAAATCTAAGCTTGATTCTGAAAATTACATATATGATATTTGTACTCTATTATTCATTGATTACGTAATATTTTAATGGGTTATGATATCTTTGTATAATTTTCTTATATGATCATCATCCATGCCTGTAGATCTTTGAGTAGCAAACCCCCCATGTGATACGACAAATTTCATGAAAATTGCATTATGTTTTTGTACATTTTTTGGAAATTCAACTGACATGTAATGTTCATCGTCACGTCCATCGAAGTCGATTGTTTTGAAATCAGTTCCTTTAATAGCAAAGAAGTTTATAGAAGTCCTGTCACCTATATCTATTTTTTCCGTTTTTAATCTATTTGATTTTTCAATAAAGTCTTGTTTATTATTTATAAAATGTTCGTGTATTTTTGTTCCAAGTTTTCCGTTAGTTACAACATCCCCCATATATGTATCATACGTAAATGTATGTAAAGTATGCGGAATGAGTTCATTTTGTTGTTGGTACCATGCACATACACCATTATTTATTATACTTGGAAACATCAATAAGAAATTATTTTCACGTACTTCTTTAATATACATATCAAATGCATCAACATCTATAAATAATACATCATCATCTAACTTTATGATAATGTCATCATCATAACTAGTTTCCTTATAATATGTATAATAGTCAATAAATGAGTTTTTATCGTTTGGATTAATCAATATACAATTATCTGATTGTAAAGTATATAAATATTTTTCATCATTTTCATTTCTTGAATAATTCCATATATGAAATTGATATATTTTACGAGAATTCAATAGTTTATATATATATGTCATTAATATTTCCATATTTTTTTCTCTTCCCGCGAAACATGTAACAATAACTCGTTCTTGTAAATTACTTATAGTTCTATGTGATATAATTAGTAATGCAATAATTATACACACTAAAACAATTAATAACATTTAATATCTTAGAATATTTTATTATTTTACGGCTTATCAAATATTTGTTATAAATGAAAGTTCATGCACTCAAATGACTATGTAAAAATACTGGCTTAAAAATAAAAAACGTTAAAATTTTAGGAAACCATGTACTTCACTCCGCCTCTGCTCATTAACAATCCTGTTATCATGAACCGCCTGGGTGTCATCTCCACAAATCCCCTAAAGGTGTCAAAGGGGTCACCGGTTCCCGCAAAATCACATGACATTCTCGTCGACGCAACGCAGAAGGACAAGAATGTATTTGATCTCACAGTGACTGATGAGGATGGGCAGATTTCAAAGTATACGATTAAGTTGTCGGAATAAACTCCCAATTGAGTTCTTCGGTGATTTTTTTCCATATTTGGTCCTGAACATACAGCTTTTCTTTCGATTTGAGCAACGGAAAACACACGAGAAAATCATCTTCTGAAAGGAGTTCACAAAACTTGTAGAGGATGTACGAATAACTTAAAAAATTTTTACGATCCGGTGGACAATGTTTCGCAAATGGTCTTTGTATGTGATAAAACATGGTTCGGAGTTTTTCTTCAAGTGCCATGTTCATCTGAGGAGGTGTGACCCCGTTGAGTATACTCGCAATGTACGGTATGTGTTCATAGTATTTACTGAGTTTCAACTTTTTCAAAAGTGCCCTGACCTTTGAATGAGTTATATCCTTTTTTGTAGCCTTTTGCTTTTTAAACTCTTCTTTAAGCAATGTAAACACCTCTTGGGGTACATATGTCATCTCCTTCGCCTGAAACTGGGCAAGCCATTCATTAAAATGGTTTTCCCTCTTGTAACTGTACACGATAGTTTGGTCATTTTCTTGTTCCTCCTTGTAACTTCGTTCGCCGCACATGACATATTCAGATCTGCCGCATTCATTACATACGAGGTCGCTCATAGTTTCTTCGTAATGGATATCAAGAGATCCACAATGGCAACACATGTCATCCCGTGACGCGAATGAAACCTGTCCGTCGACCTCTTCAAGATATGCCGAAAAAAGATCCCTCTTTGTTTTGGACTCTTCGTGCTCTTTAAGAAAATGAGCACTTTTCAATAAAAAATCGTACAGTTCTTCTGGCGATTCTTTTTCGGATAGTTCTTTAACACGTTTATTGTAATGGGCAATCATCTAAGGATACTTGCGAATCAAATCCTTAACCTTTTCATGTTATTCAGGGGAGAGAATTTCAGAGTGGTCAGAGAATTTGAATATTGTGGTGTTACTGTGTACGAGTACATGTACAATTTTAAAAGATATCTCACTGATACGTGGCCCCCGCCCATTATATTCACAAAACCACTCATTCGGGATGTTGTAACAGACGACGGAAGAAACGTTACCCAAGATGTTATGAGATATGCAGGCCCCAGGAAGAATATTATAAGTCCATTGAGTCTTGTTGTATTCAGGTGGAAATTGACATGTGGCTTGTCAAAACGAGGAGGTGTTCGCATAGCACTTGAAAGGGTGCCATGTGTATGGCACGGGAAAATTACAGTTACGGATTTTTTTAATAAAAAAAATACTATTTCAATGTAAATGGAACTTCCTGATACCCAAACCATGTCATGCATCGCCCTGGTTTTGATTCTTCTCGCACTTGCATTTTTATGGTACCGCCAGAGAAACCAGAAGGCTCCGCCAAAGAAGACATCGTGTAATCTATTCAAGGAGCCTCCGCCAGCTGAGGAGCCCGTCGCCGCTACTACTTCTTGAAAATCGCAACATAGACTATGAGGATGAGTATGACGAGATTAAAAAATGTCCAAAATCCGAGTACGATTCGGATCTCTTTTGTCTCTAGTAACAGGTTTAAGATTTGTTTCGATACAGAAGGAGGGTCTTCATCTTCCATGTCCATTCTTGATCTAAGAGGGGTAATAAATATCTACGGGTCGAGCGGATGTGGAAAGACAACATTCTTTAAAAAGGTCAAACATATAGACATCGATCACGAGATTCTCAGGACGAAGGAGGCGACGATCGACCTTTTTTCTCGCCTCAAGTACAATACAAAGTGGCCTGTAATTCTTGACGATTACGAAACTGTTGAAGGGTACCCGGGATCAAAAGAACTTAAAAAGCTTCCGTGGTTTATCATCATTTCAAAACACCCAGTGAATGATCCAATTATTGACATGTCACTCGAATTTCCTGGTGTTTCTTCAAAGGACTATGCATCCTCAAAGGGAATATCAATAGAGGATGCAGAAACCCTCCTCGCATCAGTACAAGGAAATGTACGAATATTGGATCTTGATTCTGAATTCAAGAGTACACGTGACGTATTCATGGATTCTATGGAGTACATTACAGAGCTTATCGAGACCAAATCACCTATACAATTTATTGATAGATACATTACGGAACATGGAAATACACTTGGTATACTTCACGAGAATTATATAGATTATTGTTCCATGGACAAGCTCTGTCTGGTATCCACAAGTATATCAGATGCCGATATTATAGATGCTCATATCTACTCTGAAATTTCATGGGATCTCATGCCATTCTTTAATTTAAGTGCATGTCTTGTACCAGCTTTACACATTCACGGAACTGTCACGGGTCCACTGAGACCAGGTAGTCTATGGACAAAGATGAATAATATGCTTATGAAGACAAGTCGTCTCAAAAAATTACGTATTCATCGCGAATGTATATCGGTTCTCGTTGCTCGTGCAAATGCAAAGGAAGATGTGCCAATTTTTTCAAGTTATGATTTAGATACGGTAAACCAACTTTCATTTACAAAGATAAAGGCGAAACTCCTTCAAAATCTAAAGAAGAAATGGAAATCGTAGGAAATACGATATTGTTTCATTCGGAAATCACGGATGAATCTGTTCTTGAACTCGTAAAACAGATTCATACGATGGAGCACATGCGCGAACTCGTCATTTTCATCAAGAGTGATGGCGGTGACCTGTACTCTGGCCTGAGTGCAATGGATCACATTCGAAACAGCCCTGCAACTATAACGACCGTTGCAGATGGTCTGTGCGCATCAGCCGCAAGTATCATGCTTCTAGGTGGCCACAAAAGACTCATCATGGAGAATGCACATGTACTCATACATCAGATTACATCAGAGTTTTCTGGAAAGTATGAAGAACTCAAAGATGAAAAGAAACAACTTTCAAGTCTCATGAACAGACTTGTTAAGATTTACAAGAAAGAAACCAGTATACCGGAAAATAAACTCACCAAGTACCTAAAAAAGGATACTATACTTTCAGCGTCAAAGTGCGTCAGATATGGAATTGTTGATGGAATTTACTCATCGTCATCAAAATCCTCTTCTTGAAGAGGACACGATTTGACTTTTGGTTCGAGTTGTTGCTGTTCTTCATCGTCCTCATCTACGAAATGGTAGCCCGTTTCCTTTTCGTATCCGTCCATCAAATATTAAATCTACTATATAGTTTTTTCACGGAACATATGTCTCAAGACACGTGCATAAAGATGTCGTCCCGAGTATTATATAAACTACGAACAAGTAAAATCTTGGTTTATAAAAACGATGTTTAGTCCAAACAGAAAAGAAGAAATTAAGAAAATGCGTAAAGAATGGATTCGTCTTTTCCACGAGATACAAAAGAAACCAGGTGGTAAAAAATGGTTTATGCTGTATAGTATATATTACAACCAAATTGCAAATAAAGATTTTGTCAAGAAGATATACTCTGGTGCTATACCCGATTCAAATATACCACAATTTATGGAAAAACTTACTCGCAGATTTGAAAATGTGGAACATGTTAAACCAATTGAAAATAGTATCAAATTAATGCGTCGTATCAAGCCGAATAATGTGTACGAAATTAGGAATAAGTGGAGGAAGAAAGGAGCGCCTGTAAGTAGACCAACCATTTTCTCAACAAATAAAGATCGAGAACGTAGAAATTACACAACACATTACCCACCTGGCTGGTTTAAAATTGTTCCTCATAGCAAGATTACAGCTCGAAATATTGTGAAGCAGACACAACCCCCTCCTCCCCCTGTGAAAAATTCAGCATGGCTTCGCTTATTTGATCCTCGACGCGGTGTAAAGAATATGTTCAAGGATATGCACGAGCTGTCTTCTCGATAGCATCTCGAAGTAGAATTTCAGCTGGTGTCTCTGGATTCCATTCAGTCCATTCGTCATATACGCGATTCATTTCTGTAAAGACTTCTTCTGAGCCTTCATACCTCGTAAATGGCTCCTCATCGTCATCTACAATTTCAACTTGGTTCTCTTCGTCGTCGTCACTTTCACTTTCATCGTAAATCTCGGGAAAGATACTTCCAATCTGTTTGCCGAGAATGACACGAGTTGCATACTTTAGTCCGTATTCCACATCCTTTGATGTAACTGTTGACCTCCCTGAAGCCTTACAATAATGGCATGCATATACCATTGAAGATTCAAGCACCGGGATGAGGATATCCTCCATTTATGTTACTGTAACGAGTGATCCGTTTAACCCAGAAACCTTAATGTGGAATGCAACTTGTGAAGAGGTACTTACCGGTCGGTACGTGTTGTACACCGAACCTAGTCCGTCTCGTATCACGGCATCTTCACCAGTATAATACCCTGAAAAGTAGACATATCCACTGGAATCAGTTGTGACAGAAACACCGCTATCAAATCCCATACCTGTTACAGTGAGATACCATATAGACCGACCCGTATCAGATGTAAATTTAATAAGGATAGCATCTCGCGACGACGACGTAGGTGTAACGACAATTGGTATTCCAGGAGACCCATTAGCATTTCGTATATAATTTGTAGTTTTCGTACCATCATAATCTCCGGCAACAAAGAGTGACGTACCATCAACAGATGAGGCAATGCCTCTTGTAAAATGTGTGGTTTCTATACCCGTCGTCGAGTAGAACAATGACATCCATGCATACCTTCCAGACGAGTCAAACTTCACAACGTACGATGAGTTGTTTGTAGGTAACGACAATATAAAACCACCTGACGAATCGTACACAGATACACGAGTTCCAGATGTCTGCAAGAACCCAGATGCGTATACGTTTTCATTATAATCAACAGAAATTCCTCCGACATAGATCAAATTTCTACTCGAAATCATCATACCGTAATACGATTGGAGAAATGAATTAAATTTCACTATACAGTGATTATTGTATGCCCCACCAAGAGTAACCGGGAATGTTGTCGATGAATCTATAGTGAGTGGACTGGCTCCCTTCTGAAATGAACAGTATACATCTGAATTCACCGAGCGAACTTTACCCTCACTTATCCATGGATTTTGAAAGTATATACTTCTGATATAGTTTCCTGTTGAACCATACTGAATCAGTGCTCCAAAATTTCTGGACACTGTAAATACACGCGACGAAGCAAATGTTGCATCATATATGGTTACAATACCGGCATTACCCTCTATTTGAGATACAAAACATGTTGTTATATCGTTCGCATGAGAAACGCCTGACATTGTAATAGGAGAACTTGTAGCGGAACAATATGACGCCCACAGTACATCGCCGGTAGATGAATATTTTACGAGATATGCTCCAATATCCCCACCGGAAGGAAGAATTCTCGACACCACGTGATTTGAATTATATACGTTTGATGACTGGGGTCCGTAACTTCCACATATATATACATTGGATAAAGATGCAACCATATTTTGTGTGTCCTCGGAACCCAGTCCATCAATAACAGCAACCCATTGTACATTACTTGTGTATGTATTCATTGAAATCAGTACAGTAGAGAAGCCAATCGTCGATGGGACGTACACACCATACTTGCCGTGCGTTCCGTATATTGATGAAGCTGTACTATCTGTGCGTAGAGCCGAATACACATTTTCACCCAGTGTATCACACGATATAGAAAATGTGGTTCCGATCGATATGTTACATGCAACATAGTTGTTCCATAGATATGAGTTTACGAATGGTAATTCTTGACCTGTAATGTTCGAGGCAAAGTATGATGCATCATACTTTGGATTTTCATACGGATTAAATCGTGTATTGTATTGCACAATTTGGTCAGTGGAATTGTATTGTAAATTAATATTTAATTGGATAAAACATGTACTCCCTTGTTTTATAGTCTTTCCATATTCATGTCTCACTTGTTCGGTAACCGTCACTGGATCGGTAAAGGCTGAAAACGCAACCAGAAATACAGATCCGCTAAATGAAAGTTCATATGCAATCGCACCCGAATATTTTTTAAAATATGGTGTACCAACCTTGTATATATAAAAGTCATACCCTTCTAAGTACGAAACAAACACATCATCATAATCAGAAATGAATAGCTTGTTTAAAACCCCCCCATGCGAATTAGTCACGTGCCATGTTTTCGTACCAAATTGGTACACATCTCCAGTGGAAAGACAAAGAACTGGTCCTGATCGCGTGAGTCCTATGAGGCTAGGGTAAGTACATATGGGTGAAACGAATTTCGAGTCGATCAGTTTCAATTGAATCTGGTCATATACATAGTACGCGTTCTGATATGCAACATATATATTACTTGAATCGACCACTATGGAATCAGCTGCAAATGCAGTTGGGATGGGTCCATTTGTTGTCTGTATACCACCGGAATTAAGAGAAATTGCCTCAAACCCAAAATATAAACCAGGGAGACATGACACGTCAGGAACAGAATAAACCAAGGATCCGTCATACCTATATTTAACGAGTGTGGTTCCCTGTAGGGTGAAAAAGTTGGCGTATTGGTCCATACACGATCGGTATTCAGACAGAAATAAACGGTTGTTCCCATTGATAAGTACACGGAGCCTTCCTGTACAAAACATATCGTACAGTTGAGGAGGGCCTAGCCAATCGGTTCTGAGATTATACGCACACACAGTATTCGAAAATCCAGGTGAGGAAAATGTAAGCTGACCCGAGTCACCGAGTACCTGGTACGGACCTACTGGGGTTGTCAATGATACATTCGATGTGTATATAACTGTAAGTGTGCCGTTGGACACGATAGATGATGTCCGTACAGGAACCGGGGATAAAGATCCTGTGTCCTGGATGCAGTTCAGGGCGAGTTCATACGAATCGAATACTCGTTTATTGTTGTACACAAAATTGCGTGAACATGCCCATATGGTCAGCGTACCAGTTTGTGGCCACGTGTCAATTATGAACCTTTGTTTTTCAGAAAGACACGTTTGACCGGATGGAACTCTGAGTTCATCAGCTCCTCCAAGAGAAAATGAGTACATGTACACATTTGACGCATATGACCCGTACCGTTTAAGAGGTTCTATATAATGAAGATGATCACCAGAACAATTGAATCGTTCGCGATCATCTATAAGTAACGTGACATTCTTAATACACTCTATAAAATTTCCAGAATTGTCTCTCACGGTAAAAAATATTTCATAAACTGCACCGGGTATGTACACATCAAGTGTAAGTCTCTTTGAATTATTCATGGGAGCTTTAATCATGGACACGGTTCGTATTCTTTTAAAGTATGGCGCTTTTGGTAGGCCGCTTGTCGTTACATAATCTATGAGAAGGTGTCCATGTATCTCCTGTCCATCGCCACCCCCTAAAAAAAGGATACGAAGTGTGAGAGGATCAAAATAAAAGTCCGTGAGACAATAAAATGGAATGGGGATGATTCTGTAACTTCTATAGTCGGCTTTTTCTATTGACACCTTGAGATCATTTTCTATACGGATAAATTCTCCCCATAGCTTTTCAATTCCTAAAAGTTCTGCTTCTTGAATAATTTCTTCGAGAAATGGTGTTGGTTCGTCAAGAACGAGACGTATAGCGCCAACTGCATCCCCAAGTTTTGGAATGTTCATTATCATTTCCGACCCACGGTACACAATAGAGTTAAAAGGTACCTTTACCGGTTGAACACAGAACCGCTCCATTACTGAAACGGTGGATAATAATTTATATATTCTTGCGAAAATGTGGATCCCTCTAAAAATGAAATTTCTGATATGTACCCGTTGTATGACCTCGAAATAAGAATATTTTGTCCTTGTGTGGCTATAAAATTAAAGGGGTCGCCTGGTATAGGGGGTGCGTCCACACCCCACGTAAGAAGCGTATTCCATGTCTCGTTCATGACCTTTCTTGTAACGCCTGGGTTATTTGGTCCGTTTGTACCGTCAACGGTTCCATTTACATTGTACCAATTAACATTTTTAACAGGATTGAACCATGTGAAGACTGAAGATTGATACGTACCTTCACTTGGTACAACACCATTAAATGGTATCCCTGATCCGTTTATGGTTGAGAGAACAAACGAATTCTCCTCAGTGCGATCCGGTGCATAGGGTGGATTTATTCCACCTGTTGGATACACACTGACTATAAGTTGTTGTGGCTTAACTGGTACAGTGAGCTGCATCCATTGTGTTGCCGATGTCTTGGAATCAGTCCCACCTAATTGTTTCTGATTAGAAAACGAAACAACCCAAGTAGCGCCATCAGGGCCCAGGACAAGCGTTGGCCTGAATTGCGTCACGGGTTGGACTATGTGATTCGCATTATCTGTCTGATCGTACCACGTGGATACATAAATGGTATTTCCTCCACTCCACGTCGATACAGGGATTTTGTCACGTGTCGAGAGATATGATTGTTTCGTGTCAGTGTAGAAGTCAGCTTCTATACCATTAGCTTGAAGACGTAAAACCGGTCCATTATAACGCGAGTTACAAAGCCTCACGGAAAAGAAACACTGCATAACCGAAACCGAATTTGGAATTACATCGAATAGGTATTGTATAACTGGTGGTGGCGATGGACCATCGAGTGATCCCGAAAATACTGGCCAGAGACGCGTCTGTGTCGTGTCGTAATAAAGACCCGCTATTCCATGTGCAATTCCTAATACATTCTTTGTCTCTGCGTACACATTAGACACTGATTCTTGGTATCTGAATCGACTCATATGTATCGTACCGTTGACGGTGCATGTGTTAGAATGTATCGGAACATTAAAATCGTTTTCGTATGATGACACGAGAGTGTATTCTGTATCGCAATATGTCTCGCCATTCACTCGAAATGTGAATTCTTGTTGCGCAGTGATTAATTTTGTCATTGGTCCTCGTACATCGAGTCCTTGTAAAAAATACGAGACTTGTGGCACTACAATATCATATGTAACAGGTAATGTATCCTGGAATAAATCATAATGTATGATAAGAGTTGAAACGAACTGCTGGTTAGCGGGGTTGAGTTTTATTCTGACTTGTACATCTTGATTTATTAGTGCATGTATCGGTAAAGGATATATAAAGGGAAGTTCGTAATAATAAATTCTGTCACTATCTACTACATTCGTATCACCATTTTCTAAAAGATCAAGTATTGGTCTATTTTTATATGTATATGTAGATTCCTTTACATATCTCATATAAAATGGATCCATTTCTTGAATCAATTGACCACCTATAAAGAGACTTGCGACTTGTACATATTTTTCAATGACTCCGTCAACGTATGAATTAGAACTCGCGTACGGATTACCGAGTTGCCATCCAGAATCTTGCCATGTTGATTGAGCAGAAAATGTACTCGTGTAGTCTGTGTATGCAGGTATAGTTGATGTAGTCGTAACAAACCCACCTTGTATGAATAGTGATGGATTTCTCACAGTGAAAACTGAATTGGACCATGATGCCGTACATCCAGGGTACCGTAAAAGGTTCATAAGCAATGTACCATAAAAATAATCAACTTGACAATATTGTGTCAGTGTCGAATCCCAATCGTATGTAATAACTGGTAGCACGTCTCCGTTACTCAGTCGATTTGGGACGAGTGTCAATGTTGTTCCATCATACGATGTACTCGCAAATCCCCCTGTCATCGTATACCCCCCAAATGTAAATGTCTGTGCATCTTGAAAATCGATAAATACATCCCCAACATTCACACCATTATACGTTACATTATGAACAGTAGTAACCGCATAAAACCAATTCGATACGTTATTTGTTCTAAACTGATTTGTATTTACTTGCTTAGGTATACGAGTTGTGTACAATTTTGAAATTAAAAATTTTACGTACCCACCAAAAAGGAGTATCGGATTATACTTAAACCCCCAAAATGTCGCAAGTTCCATGGAATCAAATACTATATATGAAATTGGTGTGTTTGAACAAAATTGGAATGAAATTGGATCTATAGTTGTAACAAGGATGTCACCGGTCGTTGAGACCCATCCGGTGATGGGGTCGGTTATAGCCAAGTTTCCTATGAGATTCACGGTACACACTTCATTTCCACTCGAATCGAACCCCTTCATAGATCCAGAGAGACTTGTTGTGTCGCGTGTCCAGTATGTTGCGGTTTTGTCTGTGAGCTGTGGTACTATAACCTTAAGAACCATGCGTTGAATGTAGTCACCACTTTTTGGTATGGTGCACACCATAATTTCCGATTTGGGATTATCAAATGGAATCTCGTACCCCCTTGATAAAGATTCAGTATCACGCTGGTATACAGTTTTGAAATATGTGAAGTCTGGATTTTCAGTTAGAAATGTATCTTCAAGCCCTTTATAAAGAAGATATACCATCACTATATTGTGTTAGTATTTTAATTTTTAATTTAGTGAGACACTATAGAGTGATGAATATTCAGTTGAAAAAGTTTGACCCGTCCCGTATCGCGAATGACAAGGTGTGTGTCGTCATCGGGAAACGAGGCACCGGGAAATCTACACTCGTCACGGATCTTCTTTGGTACAAGAGAAACATTCCCGCGGGAGTTGTCATGTCCGCGACAGAGGAAGGGAACCATTACTACAAACAATTTATACCCGATCTTTTCATTTACGGAGATTACAGTAAAGAAACAATAGAAAAGGTCATTGCCCGCCAGAAGAAACTCGTTTCCCAGAAAAAGGATATACCAACCTTTATACTTTTGGACGATTGCATGTACAACAAGGCGTTTATGAAGGATTCATGTATTCGCCAATGTTTCATGAATGGACGACACTGGAAAATCTTTTTTGTCCTCACGATGCAGTATTGTATGGACCTTAGCCCTGACCTTAGGGCGAACGTGGACTATGTATTTATTCTTCGAGAAAATGTTATACAAAATCGCGAGAGACTGTGGAAATCGTTTTTTGGTGTGTTTCCTTCGTTTGAATTGTTTAACCAGGTGATGAACGCGTGTACCGAAAATTACGAATGCCTCGTTCTAGATAACACAAGCAAATCTAATAAATTAGAGGATTGTGTCTTTTATTATAAGGCTCCAATTCGTAAAGGATTCAGGGTTGGTTCATCAGCCATGTGGCAGTATCATCAACAAAATTACAATCCGGGTGATCCTCGTAACCCACCTGTGACAAAAAAGACAAAGGTGGCGAATATTTTAAAGATATAATGCACAGAATATATAAGATGCAGATATTCGTAAAGACACTTACTGGAAAGACAATCACCATGGAAGTTGAATCAAGTGACACGATTGGAAATGTAAAGGCGAAGATTCAGGACAAGGA